ATACTACAAGTCGGAAAGTAGCGTCATGAGTTTTCAAGGGGCATTGCCCACGGATGTGGGGGCGGTGCTGGAAGCGGGATACGGCGAAGCAGAAGCGGGAAGGATGGGAAACAAATACTATATTTCCATGGAGAAGGGGCTTTTTGTCTACGACACGGCAAAAGGACTTTGGCACCGGGAGGATGACACCAAAGGGAGATATTTTTCCACATACGGCAGTGTGCTGTACTATCTGGACGGGAACATCATCAAGACCATGACGGGGACAGATGAAGAAGTCATTGAATGGTATGGGGAAACAAACGATTTCACCTACAATATGCCAGACAGTAAATTCGTATCACGCTTTTCCATCCGCATGATGGTACCAAATGGGGCAGCAGTGGAACTATACATCCAATACGACAGCACGGAGGTATGGCAGCGATTGAAGCAGATCGGGGATATGCGTACAAATGTTGTAAATGTGCCTGTGATTCCCAGACGATGTGACCATTTCCGTTTACGCTTTGCGGGCTACGGTCCGGCGATTTTGCAGGATATGACCATTTATCTCACCAGCGGCAGCAACGAACGGAGGTGATGCCATGGCTATTTACAGCGGTATCCAATTACCGGATATGGGAGGAATTGACGATAGAAAAGAACGACAGCAGATACTCAATTATCTTGCCCTACTGGATGAAAAACTGCGGTACATGTTCCAGAACATCGACCCAGAGGAGAACTATACACCTAGTGCCTTCCAGAACTACATCAAGACAGAGAAAGGGCTTACCAGTTTACAAGTGGAGCAGGGGAAGATTTCTTCGTTGGTTTCGGATTTAGAGGGGAACTTTTCTCTGCTGGAACAGACAGTGAACGGGATTTCCTCTACTGTGGCAGATATGGAGGGGAATATTTCCATTTTGGAACAGACCACTGAAGGCATTAAAAGCACGGTTGCAAACATTGATGGGGAATTGTCCATGGTGAGCCAGGAGGCGGACAAGATCAGCTGGATCGTGGCAAGTGGTACAAGCGCATCAAATTTCACATTGACCAGCCGTATGGCAAGTTTGGTGGCGGATGAAATCGACGTGACGGGGTTTGTTACATTTAACGACCTGGAACGGAGCGGACAAACAACCATCAACGGGGACAACATCACAACTGGGCAGATACTAGCGGACTATATCGCCTTAGGCGGTTTGATGACCGTTTACGAGGACAGCTACAACACGAAATACGAAGGCGGATACATCGGATACGGCAGAGGGGACGACGGCGAAGGCAGGACATACGGGATCATGATGACAGATGCCACAGAGAGCAGTCTTTTCATTGCAACTGACCGGGGCGCCAGAATGACAAACGGGAACAGTGCTGTGTACTGTACGTCTTATGATGTGGTATTCACAACGGGCATCGACTATTATGTGACGGACTTGAACTTTTACTGTGGTACAGATGGGGTATCCAGACTGGGGACATCATCTAGGCTTTGGCGTGAGGTATATGCCGAGGTGGGAACCATCAACACATCTGACCGGAGAAAGAAAAACAGCATCACATACGATTTGACGAAATACGAAAAGTTTTTCTTAGAGCTGAAGCCGACGCCTTACAAGATGAACAACGGCACAAGCAACAGATTACACATCGGATTCATTGCCCAGGACATCGAAGAAAATCTGGCAGCCAATGGGCTGACCAGCCTTGACTTTGCGGGATTTATCAAAAGTCCAGAATATTCAGAAGTAACAAGAAGCGGTGTACCGTTAGAAGGGGCAGAAATCGTGGACTACCGATACGCATTGAGGTATGGGGAATTTGTGGCACTGAACACCTACATGATACAGCAGTTATATAAACGAGTAGAAGCATTGGAGGGGAAAGCATGAAACTGAAGAAAAGAGCTATCATCGAAAGTCTGGACAGCGTGGCGAACCTGTACGGAAAGGAAATGGAAGCGGAAGCGGCGCTTTTGATGCTGGCAAACGCTTTGCGGCTGAACCAAGCGGCGGAAGCAGTGAAAGGGGAATTGCAGGAAGCAACGAAGGACAGAAACACATGGAAGGCAGAAACAGACAGGATTTTGGAAGAAACCATGGAAGTTTCTATTCATACAGTGGACGTGCGGAAGATGGGGTGCAGGGTAAGTCCTGCCCAGATGCATAAGGTGCTGTTTTTGTTTTGAAGAAACTTTGCGTCTCAGGCTTTGCCTTCAAGCCGCAAAGTTGGAGGCAGAGGAGGAAACAAGAAGTTCCAGCGACATTCTGTCTTGAAACTTCTGTTTCTGTCCTCGGCAGAAGTGAATTCCGCCTGCGGATTCCAAAAAAGAAGAAACTGAAAAATACCCTGCTGGAAGGCGGGGTATTTTTTATGCAAAAAAAAGGACCGATCATATCAGCCCATTTCTTTGATGCGTTTTTGCAGGAAGCGGAATTGTTCTTCCATTTCTTCTGTGGTGATTGTGCCAGACTGCACGGCATGTTCCATATTTTTTTCATAAACAGTCTTGATTTTTGCTGCACAGGACATGGGATTGAGCATGCCGGGGGAAATATGATATTTCCCGCTGGTGAGCAGGTCAAAAGCAGAATGAGAAAGAAGCGTACGGGAAATGGTGTCATAATCAACGGAGTTATCATCCCATGTGGAAATTTCATCCGAAAAAGATTCCATCATGTTCCACACCTGTTTTTTCAGATCCGGCAGAGCCGAAGGCACAGACTGAGAGCATTGTTTTTCATATTCAGAAATGTGATACGCACAGAAAGACCAGAGTTTTTCCATGCGTTTTTTTATTTTTGCGCTGCGAAACAGAAACACGAAAATTCCCCCTTTTGGGTTCAATATAACACAGACGGAAAAGGTATGACAATAGACCTTTTCCACAAAAAGGGGCTGGGGGAAGTTTCCTCCTGATTTCTTTAGAATGAAAAGAAAAAAGGAGGTCGGACGATATGGCAAAAACACTGGAAGAGTATTTGAAGGAAAATCCAAATTTGAAGCTGGGACAGGCGGACATGGACCTGGGACGGCAGAATTTTGGAGCATTGGAAGAAATCATCAAAGCAAGGCAGGACTGGGCAAACGCAACGACAAAAGAGGAAAAGGATGCAGCACACAACCGGGCGGAGAACATAAGAAAATATTATGGCAGTTATAGCGGCGGCACAGACGGCATGGACGGGCAGTACAGCCCCACATACGTGAAGCCAAGCAGTGCGGCGAACGAGGACAATATACAGGCGATTTTTGACCGTTTGAACGGGGCATACAAGGGGAACGCGCCTACATGGACTCCGAAGTATGAAAGTGAAATTGAAGATATTCTGGACGAAATCGGAAACCGTGATCCATTTGAATATGATTTGATGGACGATCCCATGTACCAGCAGTACAGAGACAGTTATATCCGAGAAGGGAAAAGAGCCATGGAGGATACAGCGGCGCAGACGGCAGCCATGACAGGCGGTTACGGCAGTACATACGGCGCGACAGCGGCACAGCAGAGTTACGACCGTTATTTGGAAGGACTGAATGATGTAGTGCCACAGCTGGAACAGAACGCATACGGCAGATACCGAGATGAACTGGGTGACCTGTATAACCAGATGAGTGCGTTGCAGCAGGAAGAAAGCAGGTTGTTTGGACAGTATGCCACAGAAAGAGGATTTTCACAGGCGGACAGGGATTTTGCTTATAATGCAATGCTGGCGGCTATGAATCAGAACAACTATGAAAACGAGTTTGACAGAGGAATCTTTGAAAGTGACAGAGATTTTGATTTCAACGAAGGTACAACAAAATGGCAGATGACGCAGGAAGAAAGACAGAACGCCATCGACAACGCTCTGGCAATTGGAGATATTGGGGCATTAAAAGAACTGGGATACGATACCAGATATTTGGAATTTTTACAGCAAGTGGAACGGGCGCAGGGAAATGCGGCTATCAAAAAAGCACAGGAAGCAATGAGCGGAAAGAGCAGCAGCAGTAAAAAAAGCAGTAGCAGCAAGAGCAGCGGAAGCAGCAGTGGAACGAAATATTACAAAACTGGTGATGGAGATAATGGAAATGAAAAGAAAATCGTAAATCAACACACAGAAGATAGTGTTTATGTAGCTGGTTATGGGGAAATTACAAATGATGTGCTTGAAGATTATTTGGAGAAAGGATATATCAGAGAAACAGTTGTAGGAAACAATATTTATTATACAGCGGCGAGATAGAAGGGAGGAAAAGAAAAATGGCAATCAGTGAATTTACGAGAGAACGGGCAAGGAAAACAAGAGAAAAGAATATAGAAAAAACAAGGTATGATGAAGAAACTGGAATCAGACTGGATAGCGGCAACGATGAGTATTATAAAAAAGCATGGGAAAATTATAAACGAGTGAAAGCATCTGATTTAGCACCAAAGGTGGCAGGGGGGACCGTAAACCCCATCATTTCTTTTGGGAATGTACGGGAAAATCCCGTGCTGAAACGGAAAACAAATACCACAAAAACATACAGTCAGGCATTGACGGAAAGCAGAAACAAAGCAAAGGTTTTGGAAAATGGGGCAAAACTGCCGACAGTGATTCCGCCAAAGGGGGATGTGAGTAAGCTGATTCTGCCGGACACAGGGGGCGGCGGTACTGTCAATCCAACACTGAAAAGAAACGAAGTGCGGACAAATTATGACTATATGACAGACCGGGAAGCAGCTGTTTACAAATATTACCGTGACAGAGGACAGGTGGAAAAGGCACAGGAATACCTGGACGCACTGGAAATGGATGTGAACCAGAGAGCAGCCATGCAGAAAAGAGAGGATGCAAAAATGCTGGCGGAGGAAAGCACAGCAGCGGCACTGTATGCCCGTGCAGTGGGAAATATTGGACAGGCGGCTGGGGCGGCATACGCACTGGCAATGGAAGGAGCGGACAAGCCCGTTGACCCATATCACCCACTCATGGGCGGCGTGAACATGAATGAAGGACTTTATGAAGGGCTTATGGGACAGAGTACCGGGGCAAATAAGGTGTTTAAGGATATTGGTCTGGGTATTTTTGACTGGGGTACACAGGCAGCACTTTTGGGACCTGCGACACCTTATGTCATGGCGGCAGGGGCAGCAGCAGGTAACACCAAAGACGCACTGGAAAGAGGCGGCACAACAGACGAAGCAGTCATGTATGGTCTGGCAGGAGGCGCGGCAGAAGCTATCACAGAAAAACTGGGATATGACAGATTATTCAAATATGGCGCAAATGCCATTGCCAAGAAATTGGGGTATGCCGGTTTGTTTGAACTGAGCGACAAAATCGCTGATAAAGGCGCGTTGGCGAAATTTCTGTGGGAAGTCATGCCCCATGGCGCATCGGAAGGATTTGAAGAAGCAACATCAGAATTTACCAATATCGTGGCAGATACGCTTGTTTTAGGTGACAACAGCCAAATGAAGCAGATCGCACAGACAGCTATGGAAAACGGCGCAACAGAAAGCGAAGCTGTGAAAACAGCATTACAGCAAGGATTTTTACAAGTAATATACAGCGGGGCAATCGGTGCTGCCAGCGGCGGTGTCATTGCCGGCGGTATTGGCGGCCTGAGCCGTGCGAAAGGAAGAAACGCACTGGAAATGGCAGGAAATCCAGCAGGTGTGGCAAGGGAAGCCATGACAAACGCGGGAAAAGAAGTGACAAAGAGAATAAACGACATGAGAAGCCAAGGAAAGGCAGAAGTGCCGGAAGGGACAACACAGGGGAATGTGTTGCCGGAACAGGGAAATGTGATGGGAAACAGCGAAAATACATCCATGGAGCAAAGACAGGAAAACAAAGCCCTGCGGGATTTCGGTGAAAAATACTATTACACCGAAGGGCAGAAGGTCGTCAACGAGGAAGCGGAACGGAGAGGGGACACATCTTTTATTCCTGCTTTTCAGACATATTACACAGCGGGACTTACGGGGGTAAAAGAAAGCGACATCAAACAGACGGCGGAAACAGCGGTAGCGGATAAGATGCTTTTGAACAGGGCGTATGAAGCAGGCGCACTGGACAGGAAAGAAGATCTGGAAATGCGCTTACAGGGGACAGGGAAAATGACAGACACCCCTGGGGTGGTGCTGGAAACAGAAGCCATTACAGAGGGGCAGAAAGCCCTTGCCAATTTGGTGAGTGAAACTACGGGGGCGGAAGTATGGGTCGTGGACAAGCTGAAAGAAGGCGTAAGGGGCACCTTTGACAGAAACAAAGGGAGAATCACCATCGCTCTGGACAGCGGGCAGTTTGCCGGGACGTTATTCCATGAGAGTGTACACTTCATCAGGGATGCAAGCCCGGAGGGCTTTGACCGACTGCGGCAGGCGGTATTTTCCACGGCAGCTGCTATGAAAGGCATGGATTTAGAAACCTATGTCAGAAAATATGAAAAGATGTATGGGGAAGCGTACCAGCAAGAGGGGCGGGAAATCGACTTTGACCAGATTCTGGAGGAGATGGTAGCGGACGCTTTCGCGGAAGTGGCAGGAAATGAAAAAGCCATGCGAGCCCTTGTGACAGAGCTGAAAAAAGAAAATCCTTCGGTTCTGGAAAAACTGAAGGATTTTGTGGACAGCTTATTAAAGACACTGAAAAGTCTGGTTACAGACGGGCGGTTTTCTTCTTTTGGCGCACAACTGCAAAAAGACATTGATTTTACAGAAAGAATGGCAAAAATGCTGGCAGAGGAAATGAAGACCGCCGGGGAAATGCAGAGAGGGGAAAAGACAAGCATAAAAAATAGAAAACAAGTTTTTTCAGACATAAATTTAGAGGCAGACCCCGAAGTACCTGGAACCGAAGTTCGTCTCTCCTATAAAAATAAAAACGATCTGCCTCTTATGGAAAATATAACACAGTCAAAAAAAGAAGACAATGGAAAAGAAAGAGAATCAGAAAATAGATTTTCCTTGAAAGAACCCATAGAAGAAACGAAAGACCTGATTGCGGTCCATAATCTGACTGGTGAGAAACTACGTAAACTTTTAGATTTGCAGGGGATTCCCATGCCGAGCATTGCTATTACAAAAAGCGATGCCACGGCGGAGGATTTTGGGGAAATTTCACTGGTGTTTCGGAAAGATACCATTGATCCGGCAGACGCAAGAAACAAGGTGTTTGACGCAGACGCATGGACGCCTATATTTCCCATGCTGGATAAAGAGGAATACGGCAAAACAAGAGCGTTTCTGGAAGAACTGGTGCGGACCATGCAGGCACAGACCAAAAGTGGAAAAAATGCCCAAGGGTTTATGGGAGAAAACACTATGCGGGCAGCCATGGCAAACAGATTCGTTTCTCTTGGCGAGATCAAGGAAGCAAGAGAAAAACTGGAGCATTTGCCCAAGAAAGAATTCGAGGCACTGCGAGAAGAAATGAACCAGCGGCTTTTTGGTGTGTTGGAAGAAATTTATGATACAGGCAGTCAAACTGGCATCAATGAGGTTTATGAAATGGAGGATATTGGTGAACAGATTCAGAACATGGCGGAGGAAGCAAAGGGAGTACCGAGTGCCCAGCAGATCCAGCAGAATCTGAAAAAAGCAGGATATCCCATTTCCATGGAACTGGCGGAACAGACAGCGAGAGTTTTGGAAGAAATTAAGGAAATGCCAACAGATTTCTTTGAGGCAAAGCCGGAACGTGTAGTAGAATTTGCTGAAGTGGCAGCGGCGGTAGATCGGAAGAGCACACGTC